TTTTCTTCGAGATACTCATAGGCTGTTTTACTTCCTGCCCAGGAAGGAGACGAAAATCCTCCTTTTCTTGCGTAGGTTTCTCGTCTTCTTTGGGTTCAGTATCAGCTTTATCAGCAACTATATTGTCTGCCAATGCATTTTCTGGTCTAAATATCTTCTTTCTAATGAACGTAACTCTAGCTTCCTGTTGCGGAGTAGTAACATTTACTACTTTAGCATTTTCGTAAGAATAATTGGTGTCCTCGGGGTTTGATTCCCTTGGAAAATCCTGTTCTTCTCTATAAGCTAGTTGTATCTCGCCTTCACTGTCATCATCAGACACATCAGCCCATGAATATTTTCCATGGTCTAAGTATAGGTCTACGACTCGGTTTTCTTCTTTATAAAAACCTACTTCGTACCTTCTGATTGATTTGGTTTTATACGATTGTTGTACATCATTATATCTTTCGTCGTACTCAGCTTCTCTATCCGCCTTTTCTTCAAAATGAGTTTCTCGCCATTCATTATCATAACTTTCTTCGTACATTCTTTCTTGGTTGTCACGCTGACTTTCTTCTTCATAGTCTACTGCGCCACCATATATTAGTTTTAGTAAAGGTTCGACTGCTACACCTTTGTTCACTTTCCCGTTAGGTCCAGTTCCATGTGTGTGAATCCCTACTACCAAACTTTTCTTGTTTAAGATAGGTGTGCCAGACAATCCTGTATCGGATGATATGTAATGATTGTATGCAAATGCATCTCCTTCTCTTCTTTCTACTACTCCATGTGAAACATAAATTTGTTTACGAATGCTAGAAATGATTTTGTGGGGAGCTACATCATCAATTGGTTCCGTTTTCTTCAGTTTAAATCCATACAAAGCCATCTTGTCGTTAGAGATTTGGTATGTTGCAAAATCTATTCCTTTTACGGATTGAAAATTAGGCAATTCCATTTCTTTATCTCCTTGAATGGCTCTCACTCTAGTACTAAGCAAAGCTACGTGTTTTGCTGTAATGATACAGTGTACATCGGGGCCTGCCACATAAGTCCTACACCCATATCCCATTACTTGTCCTTCTTCTGATAAGAATTCCAATAAATGTTTTCCATGAGCTTTGGCTGTGATTGTAAATTTTGAATGTTTTATAATGCTCTCTTCCGCAAAAACAGAAGATTCTATGTCATCAGGCGTTTCTTGTATTTTAGTACAAGGCATCCACCCTACTACTTCTTTTGTGTTTTTGTTAAGATAAACTGTTTTATATTCATCATTTGCACATACTATTTGTGTGATTAACAATGGTATACCGCCGTGTTCTTCAGAAGATTCTTGTCGGCTAGGAGCATTTTCATACTCGACTTGTAGACGAAGTTTTTCTTCTTCCTTTCTTCGGGTTCTACGGTTTTCCAGTGTCATAGCTGTAATTAAACATACTAACAAACACACTATAAGAAATGCCATCAAAGCTTTGTATAAATCTGTAGATCTAGGATCTAAGATAGCTTCGAAAAACAATTCTTTAAGTACTTGTAGTTCTACAATTAAATCTTGCGTTTTGTTAGTAT